CTTAGATTATATTGTTAACTTTATTGATAATATGAATAATGTATTTGAATTTGGTGATGATTGGGGAATGTATGTACCTGAAGTAAAATATTTAAGTCCTGAACCACTAGTTAATTATGATAATTTATCTTTAACTGAATATCCAAATGTTCACTTTGTAGGAGACGCATTATCAGCTCGTGGTATTACAGTATCAGGAGCGCATGGAATTTACGTTGCTGAATATTTATCGCAAAAATAGCTATGACTTTTGACCCAAACGAAGAATACCCAGAATTCATCGAAAATTTTTAAAATTATGAAAAAAGAAACATTAGAAACAAAATGTCTGAAACAAGCAGACGGAACTATCGTCTACTACTTCCAAAATAAAATGCACAATTGGGATGGACCCGCTTATATTCCCCAAGGTGATAAACGTAGAGCTGAATATTACTTATTCGGTGTAAAACAAACTAAAGGTCAATGGTTAGAAGCTAAAAAAGATGTTAACGGTGTTCCGTTTCATAAAACAGCTGCGGGAAAACAAGCAGGAGTTCGTGCTTAATTTGGAGAAGCAAAATAAAAGTCGTATATTTACGTTATGAAAATTGGTTTATGTGGTACAGTGTCTGTTGGGAAAACAACACTTGTCAATGCTCTTAAAGAAGTAGAGCAATTTAAAGATTATGAATTTGCTACTGAGCGTAGTAAATATTTAAGAGATCAAGGTATTGCTTTGAATACTGATTCAACATTAAAAGGACAAATTGTATTTGCTGCTGAACGTGCTCTTGAATTAATGAAAGAAAATATCATTACTGATAGAACAATTTATGATGTTATGGCATTTACATTTAGTGCTGAATCAATATCAGATTTTGAAAAACGTGATTTTGCGGATTTAATGTTTCGTTTAGCAAAAGAATATGATGTTGTTATTTATGTATCACCAGAAGGAGTTGATATCGAAGATAATGGTGTTCGTACAATAGATGCGAAATATCGTGATTCAATTGATAATGCTATTAAATTAATGTTAAATGAATGGCCTCCTGTTAAATTAATTGAAATTAAGGGTACAACTGAGGAAAGAATTGAAACAATTAAAGGAGCACTATTTTCGTAATATTTATATATAAACACTAACGCAAATGAAAAAATCTGAATTAAAAAAATACATTAAGGAAACGATTATTGCTGAATTAGCTGAAGATATGAAAGGTGCAATAGAATTACCGGCTAGTACTTCTCCATCAGCTATTAAAAAATATACTGACCAAAATATAGATGTAGAGTTAGTAAAAGAAGATGAAGAAGAAGATGAAGCAAAATTAGAGAAAAAAGCACAAGCCGCAGCTAAAAAAGGTGGTGGTAAAGTAGGAAAATTACAACGCGTTACAGCTCAATTAAAAGAGTTAGAAAAAGAAATGAAAGAACTAGTAGGCAAATGGAAAAAAGCTGAAGGTAAAGAAAAAGAAACGTTATTAAGCAAATTAAAAGAAAAAACTAAAGCTAAAAAAGAATTAGAAGCTTTAGAAGATAAATTAGCAGATGCTATTGTTTAGTATCTAAAAAAACTTAGATAGCCTATAGCATCTCAACCATGTTATAGGCTTTTTTAAACATTTATGAGTCAAGATCTAAAACAAATTATCCGACAGGAATATCTCTTATGTGCCCAAGACCCGGCACATTTTATGAAAAAATACTGTAACATACAACATCCACAACGTGGCCGTGTTATATTTAACTTATATCCATTTCAAGGTAAAGTATTAAATTTATGGAAGGATAATCCATATTCAATTATCCTAAAATCAAGACAGTTAGGTATATCAACATTAGCCGCAGGTTATTCTCTATGGTTAATGTTATTTCAAAAAGATAAAAACGTACTTTGTTTAGCAACAAAACAAGAAACAGCTAAAAACATGGTTACGAAGGTAAAATTCATGTACGAAAACTTACCTTCATGGCTTAAAGTACCAGCCGAAGAAAATAATAAATTAACACTCAGATTAAATAATGGTTCTCAGATTAAAGCAGTATCAGCAGCCGGTGATGCTGGTCGATCTGAAGCCGTATCTTTGTTAATTGTCGATGAGGCCGCTTTTATTGAAAACATTGGTGAGATATGGGCTTCAGCACAACAAACTCTAGCAACGGGTGGTGGTGCTATTGTATTATCTACACCTTATGGTACGGGTAATTGGTTCCATCAAACATGGGTTAAAGCAGAAAATGCTGAAAATGACTTTTTACCAATTAAATTACCTTGGTACGTTCACCCTGAACGAAATGAGGCTTGGAGAAAACGACAAGATGAATTATTAGGTGATCCTAGATTAGCAGCACAAGAGTGTGACTGTGACTTTAGTACCTCAGGTGATGTTGTATTTTATCCTGAATGGATTGATTTTATAAAAGAAACTACTGTACAAGATCCAATGGAGAGAAGAGGTGCAGATCAAAATCTTTGGATTTGGGAACAAGCTGATTACTCTAGAGACTATATGGTTTTAGCCGATGTAGCTAGAGGTGATGGTAAAGACTTTTCTGCATTTCATGTTATTGATATCGCTACAAACACACAAGTAGCAGAATATAAAGGTCAAATGCCTCCAAAAGAATTTGGATATTTTGTAACTGCTATTGCTACCGAATATAATCAAGCATTACTAGTATGTGAAAATGCTTCTATTGGTTGGGCAGCTATAGATGCAATATTAGAAAGAGGATATAGAAATGTATATTATTCTCCAAAAACAGAAGCACTAACTGTAGATTCATTCTTTAACAAGTATGAAAATAGTGATAGTGTAACTCCTGGTTTTACAATGTCTCTCAAAACACGTCCTTTAGTAATAAATAAATTTAAAGAATATATCGGAGATAGATCAGTTACTATTCGTTCTAAACGTTTGCTTGAAGAAATGAAAGTATTTGTTTGGAAAAATGGTAGAGCAGAAGCACAAACCGGTTACAATGATGACTTAGTAATGTCATTTGGTATTGGAATGTATTTAAGAGATACATCATTAAAATTTAGATCACAAAGCCAAGATTTAACCCGTGCTGCTTTAGGCAATATGGGTAAATCAAATTCTAGCCACCAAGGGGCATACTTTGCAACAGGTCGCGATAATCCATACTCTATTGATAATAAAGTGGGAGGAAAGGAAGATATTAGTTGGCTTCTTTAATATTTATTCGTATATTATAATCATATGGCTGATACAAGTATTTTTAGAAGGTTACAACGACTGTTTTCAACAGACGTAATCATTCGCAACGACGGTGGAGACCAACTCAAAGTAATGGATACTAACACTATCCAACAGTCAGGAGAATTTGCAACAAATGCATTAGTAGATAGATTTAACAGAATTTATTCAATTAACTCTACTTCATTATATGGTGCTCAATTTAACCTGAATTATCGTTATTTAAGAACCCAAATCTACTCAGACTACGATATTATGGATACAGATGCTATTATCGCTTCTGCATTGGATATTGTGGCCGAAGAATGTACACTTAAAAATGACTTAGGTGAAGTACTTCAAATTAGAAGTAGTAACGAAGATATTCAAAAATCATTATACAATTTATTTTATGATGTTTTAAATATTGAATTTAATTTATGGGCTTGGATTCGCCAAATGTGTAAATATGGTGATTTCTTCCTTAAATTAGAAATATCAGAAAAATTTGGTGTTTATAATGTTCTTCCAATTGCCGCTTATCATATGGAAAGAGAGGAAGGATATGATAAAGAAAATCCATTTGCCATTCAATTTAAATATTCACCTGATGGTTTTTATACAGGTGGTTCAGGTTATTACAATGTAGCTGGAGCTGATCGTAAAACAAATCCGGGTATTTATTTTGATAATTACGAAGTAGCTCACTTTAGATTGTTAACAGATAACAACTATTTACCTTATGGTAGAGCTTATATTGAACCAGCTCGTCGTTTATTTAAACAATATACATTGATGGAAGATGCGATGTTAATTCATCGTATTGTTCGTTCTCCAGACAAACGCGTTTATTACTTAAACGTTGGTTCTATTCCTCCAAATGAAGTAGAAAACTTCATGCAAAAAACAATTTCTACAATGAAACGTACTCCGTTCATTGATCAAGAAACAGGACAATATAACCTAAAATACAATCAACAAAACTTATTAGAAGATTACTTTATACCTGTTCGTAATGGTGATCAAGTAACTAAAATTGATACTTTACCTGGTTTACAATATGCTGGTATTGAAGATGTTACTTATTTAAGAGATAAATTATTTGCTGCTTTAAGAGTACCTAAAGCGTTTATGGGTTATGAAAAAGACTTAACTGGTAAAGCAACATTAGCAGCTGAAGATATTCGTTTTGCTCGTACAATTGATAGAATTCAACGTATTACTTTATCTGAGTTATATAAAATAGCATTAGTACACTTATATACTCAGGGATATACAGCAGAAGAATTAACTAACTTTGAGTTACATTTAACTACACCTTCAATTATATACGATCAAGAAAAGATCGCATTGCTGACACAAAAAGTAGAATTAGCTCAAAAGATAATGGACTCTAAATTATTACCTACAGATTGGATTTACGATAATATATTCCATTTATCACAAGACCAATACGATGAATATCGTGACTTAACAGTTGAAGATGCTAAACGTGAATTCCGTATGAAACAAATTGTTGATGAAGGTAATGATCCTAAAACAACAGGTAGATCTTATGGTACACCACATGATTTAGCTTTAGCGTATGGTAAAGGTAGAATGGGGAGTAATCCTGAAAACGTACCTAATGGATATGATGATGATTTAAAATTAGGTCGTCCTGAAGAAACAGGAACTGATAGAAATCACCAAGATAATGCATTTGGTAAAGATAGATTAGGTACAGCAGCTATGAAAAAAGATGACCAAGAAGGTTATGGTACACCAAATTATAAAGGTGGTTCACCATTAGCTCTTGAAAATGCAAAATCGGTTTACGCAAAAAATAAAACATTAATTGAAACTTTAGGTAAAGCTTCACTATTTACTAAAGAAGTAGACAATACTACACTTCTAAATGAAGATCAATTAAAGGGGTAATAATCTTTATATATTTATAACAAAAACTAGAGAATGAATATTAAACATTCTAAATATAAGAATACGGGTATACTTTTTGAATTATTAGTTAGACAGATAACAGCGGATACTTTATCCGGTAAAGAATCAAAAGCTACCCCTATCCTTAAAAAATTCTTTGTTAAAACGGAGTTAGGCAAAGAATATAAACTATATGAAACTATCTTAAGTAAAAAGCATTTATCGGAAGGTAAAGCTGAGATAGTTATCAACACTATAATTGAATCATCTAGATCATTAAATAGAGGATCTTTAAAAAGACAAAAATATAATCTTATTAAAGAAATATCTAAACATTACAATGTTGATGAATTCTTTAAAACTAAATTACCTAACTACAAGACACAAGCAGCTTTATATACATTGTTAGAAATTTATAATAGTGACAATTTATCCAATCCCGACCAAATAATTGCAAATAAAATATCTTTACTTGAAACATTAACTAATAAACAAGTTGATGAAAAACAAGTTAAAGACCAATTGTTAGAAGAATTTAAATCATACGATCAAGATTTACGTATTTTAACATATCGTGTATTACTAGAAAAATTTAATGGTAAATACGCTAACTTGAACGAAAACCAAAAAATGGTTCTTAAAGAATTTATTAATTCAATTGATTCTACTCCTAAATTAAGAACATTTTATAATACTAAAATTAACGAAATTAAATCATCATTACTTAGTCTAAACAATAAAGTAGCTGATAAAGCAGTTAAAATCAAAATCAATGAAGTATCGAATTTCTTAGTTGAATTAGGAAAAACAGCAAACGTAGGTAATGATGATTTAGTTAATTTGTTACAATATTATGAATTATTAGAAGAACTTACTAATATACATGGCAAGTAATAAACAATTAGCAGATAAATTAGCTAAAAAACTTAAAGAAATAAGTGCAACGGGTACAGGCGCAAGTTTTACTCCGGGTAGTGGTGAACAAACCGCTACTCCTTTCGCATTTAATCCAAATAAAAAAGCTAATGGATCTCAAAACGCTAAATATTCATATAAATTAGGATATAAATTAGCACCTCACCAACCTATGGATGAAGCTAATCCTGGAGCATCATTAGGAAAAGGTCCTAAAGCTGGTCCTACTGGTGTTAAAAATAATGCTTATACAAAACAATTTGGATATAAACCCGTTAATTCAAAAAAATTAGCTAAAAATGCTAAATGGGTTGATACAAAATATTTATGGAAGGAAGATCAAACATTATCTGAAGATACTAATATTGAAGAATATATTAATACATTAGGTGTTGATAGTCCTGAATTAAAAAAATTTATCTCTAGTCGTATTTTAGGATTCGATACTGTAGAAAATAAATTAAACGAATTACTTCCATTGTTGCAAAAAGCAAAACAAAAAACAATGGACGAATATAAACAAAATCCAAGTTTTAATGTGTTGTATGGTACAGACTTAGCAGCAGATTATTTGGATGATTTAATTGAAATGTTTAAAGACTAAATAAATGGCAAATATACCTGTAAATCCAACGGCGGTATCATTAAGACAAGGACAATCAATAACTGGTTCTTTTGCTGGTTTTGTTGGATGTTCAAATACTGTAAATACTTATATTCACTTTACTGGACTTAAAGATGCTAATGGAGTTGAACTAGTAGTTTCTGGCTCCCCAGCAGCTTTATATTTTAAAGAAGGTGTTGTTATTCCTATGTTTGTAACAAGTGCTTCTTTAGATGCTAGTAGTGCAAATGTTGTTTTCTTTACTTAAAAAAAATATATAAATGGCAAATATACCCGTAAACCCAACCGCAAAATTCATATCCCAAGGTCAATCAGTAACTGGTTCATTTGCCGGTTTTACTGTAGCAGCAACAACCGCAGGATCATATGCTGTTTTCACTGGTCTTAAAGACGCAAACGGCGTTGAATTATGTATTTCTGGTTCACCTGCAACTTTAAGATTTCTTGAAGGGCAAACATATCCTATATTCGTAACAAGTGCTTCATTAGCCGCAACGAGCGCAAACGTATTATTCTATACTTAAAAAACAATATAAAATGGCAACATTACAAGACCAATATAATCAAATTTTAGAAGGTAAAGGTGACAAAAACCACTTCTTAAAACAAGCACGCCACTTGTTCCCTGAATATGTAAATCATTATAACAACTATAATGAAACTGTTAATATTCTAAAAGCAAAAAGCATATTAAGCGAATCTAAAGCTGGTTTAGGTATGGTATCTACACCTAGTAATCATATTAACAACTGGGTTAATATATTCCAAGAAGCAGTTAAAGCAGAAGAGAAAAAAGTATCTAAAGAAGTAACTGATACTCAAGCTCATAACTGGAATACAGCTGATAAAAAAGATATTGATAATCTATATGGTACGGCTTTCTTAAACGGTTTCTATACCGAAATGAAAGACCCTAAAAATGCAGATAAAACTGTAGATCAAGTTAAACAAATTGTTGCTAAAAATTTAGGTAATGATTGGGAATATTATACTACAAAAGCTCAATTCGGTGTTAAAGGTATTGGTTACCAAACGGAAGCACCAGGTTTAGGTACTCCAAAAGAACCAAAAGGAAAATACAAATCAAGCGGATACGGTGATTTACCTAAAAACAAAAAAGACTAATGAAACAAGTATTAATCGAAACAATACCATTTAGCGTTTCACCAATGCAATTACATGAAGGTGTTAAAGCACCATCAGGTAATCCTTTGGTTGAAGGTATTTTAGCTACGGCTGAAGTAAAAAACGGTAATGGTAGATATTATCCTAAAGAACTTTGGGAACGTGAAATAGACAAATATATGTCTAGCGTTAAAGAAAATAGAGCAACAGGTGAATTAGACCACCCAGATTCAACTATCATTTCACTTAAAAATGTATCTCATATTATTAGAGATATTTGGTGGGATGGAGATAAAGTAATGGGTAAATTAGAAATTTTACCAACAGTATCAGGTAATATTTTAAAAGCACTTATTGAAAATAATGTAATGGTAGGTGTATCATCTCGTGGTATGGGTAGCTTAAAACAAATAGGTGAAACCATGGAAGTACAAGATGATTTTGAACTATTATGTTGGGATTTTGTTTCAACCCCTTCCAACCCAGGTTCATATATGAATATTATTAAAGAAGGAAGAGAAGCTAAACCATATCCTTATACTAAAGTAAATATCTTATTAACAGAAATTTTATGTGCTAACGGCACTTGTCCGATAATATAGGCAATACCCCCTCCTTCGATAGTATCGTAGGACCAATCCTAGCCCCGTAAGGCTAGGATTTCTTTTTGCAATGTTGCGTTTTTGAAGAATCCTAATATATGTATATTGGAATATGCGATCATCTATATCGCATTTATCTAATCAATTCTATTACGCTTCCACATCTAATAAGCGTACTTCCAAAACAAAAATTTGAGGAAAATTATGGCAAACAACAGAGACATTCTGAAAGAAGCTATTGCTGACGCTAAATCAATTAAAGAAGCAGCAATCGCAAATGCAAAAGTCGCTCTAGAAGAAGCCTTTACTCCGTACCTAAAAGAAAAATTATCAGCTAAATTAGCTGAAATTGACGCTATGGACGAAGAAATGGACGAAAACAAAGCAACCCAAGCATCAGAAAAAGAAACAGGCTACAAAAAAGTAGCAAAACATCAAGCTTTGAAAAATTCTCACTATGATGAATTAGACGAAGAAATGGATGAGGAAATGAATGAAGACATGGACGAAGAAATGGATGAAGAAAAAATGCAATTCGAAGACATGGACGAAGACATGGACGAATCTAAAAAATCTATGGACGAAATGGATTTAGATGAGTTATTAAGAGAATTAGAAGACATGGACGAAGAAATGGACGAAAACATGGACGAAACAATTAACGATCCTAGAGGTCCAGGGGCTCATGGAAACATAGCTCCAACTGCTCAAAGCGACACTGACTTAAACGAAGCTAAAGAAGGCAACGAAGAAGAAGATGTTGAAATTGACATCGAAAACATGTCTGAAGAAGATCTTAAATCATTTATCGAAAGCGTTATCGCTGACATGGTTGCGGCTGGCGAATTAGAAGCTGGTCACGAAGGCATGGAAGGTGAAGAAGGCGCTGAAGGTGAAGAAGAAGAAATTTCATTAGACGAACTTATGGATGAAATGGACGAAAGTTCAGGCTACACAGAAAAAGCTAAACATCAAGCAATGCAAAATGATGATTATGAAACAATGGGAGAAGGCACAAACCCTAAAGATTCAGGCTATACTAAAACAGCTAAACATCAACCAATGAAGAACGATCATTATGAAAGAGAAATGGATGAAATGAAAAAAGATTTAGATGAAGCTTTCAAAACAATTGAAGCAATTAAATCTGAATTAAATGAAGTTAATCTATTAAACTCTAAACTTCTTTACTTAAATAAAGTGTTTAAAGCTAAAAATTTAACTGAATCACAAAAAGTTAAAGTATTAGCTGCTTTTGACAAAGCATCAAGTAAAAAAGAAGCACAATTAGTTTACGAAACAGTAATGGAAAGTTTAAACAACACAAACACTACAAAACGCCCAGTAACTGAATCAGTAAGAGGTATGGCTTCTAAAGTTATAAGCGGTACTAACAATAGTACAAAACAACCAATTATCGAAGTTAATGCTGCTTTCGAAAGAATGCAAAAATTAGCGGGAATTAAAAAGTAAATTTAAACAATTAAAAAACAACTAAAAACTAAAACGATGAGTCAAATTCAATCATTATTAGAATCTGCTAACCCATACAAATCGTTACAAAGCGATGCAGCTAAATTAGCTGGTAAATGGGCGAAAACAGGCCTTTTAGAAGGCTTAAACGAGACTGACAAAAATAACATGTCTCTTATGCTTGAAAACCAAGCAAAACAATTAGTAACCGAGGTATCTCAAACTGGTACAGGTGCTTTCTTCACTCCAGGTCAAGGTGAACAATGGGCTGGTATCGCATTACCATTAGTACGTAAAGTATTTGGTCAAATCGCAGCGAAAGAATTCGTTAGCGTTCAACCAATGAATTTACCTTCTGGTCTTGTGTTCTTCTTAGATTTCCAATATGGAACTGATAAAAACCCATTCGCTAAAAATGCATCTTTATATGGTGACAGACCAAGCGATACAAGTAAATATCCGTTTGCTACTCTAGCTCCAGTAGGTGGTCTTTATGGTACAGGTCGTTTCACTTATTCAACTAACCAATTTTCAGCTTCTTATACTGTAGCTTCTGCTTCTGCTATAACTTCAGCTTCTTGGGCAGATGTTGGATATGATTCTACTTACTCAGCTTCAGTTGCTGCAGGTGAAATTAAAAAAATCACTTTAAGCGCTTTAAATGATGTTTCAGCTTCTATGGATTATGATGCTGTACGTGGTTTCTTATTATTATCAGGTTCAGTAAGTAACGTTTACCCAGGTGGTACTTACATTTCTGATACTATGAATCTTCCAGCATTTACTACAGTTAACGCTGCTAACACAACTTTAACTTTCTTTGTTACTGCTTCTACATCAATCATCGCTCCTACTGGTCCTTATGTATTGTATTACAATAAATTAACTAACGACAACACTCGTGGTGATTTTGAAGCAGGTGCAGCTTACGCTAGCCCGAACTCTGAAGATCCAGCTCAAATTGTTATCCCAGAAATTAACATTTCTATGGTATCTAGTGAGATTATAGCTAAAACTAAAAAATTAAAAGCTGTATGGACTCCTGAGTTTGCACAAGATTTGAATGCTTACCAAAACATCGATGCTGAAGCTGAATTAACTAACATGTTAAGCGAGTACATCTCTATGGAGATTGATCTTGAAATCTTAGATATGTTAATTGAAGATGCTGCAGCTGGTACTGAATACTGGTCAGCAATCAACAACACTGTAGCAACTGCAACTTCTGCTCCTTCTACATTGTCTAGTGGTTTCTATAACACACAAGGTCAATGGTTCCAAACTTTAGGAACTAAAGTACAAAAATTATCAAACAAAATTCACCAGTTAACTTTACGTGGTGGTGCTAATTTTATGGTAATTTCTCCGACAGTAGCAACAATCATCGAATCTATCCCTGGATTTGCTTCTAGCAACAATGGCGAAGCTGATCAAATGGAATACGCTTTCGGTGTACAAAAAGTTGGTTCATTCAATGGTCGTTACAAAGTTTACAAAAACCCTTACATGACTGAAAACGTAATCTTATTAGGTTACCGTGGTACTCAGTTCTTGGAAGCAGGTGCTGTATTCGCTCCATACATTCCATTGATCATGACTCCATTAGTGTACGATCCAAATACCTTCACTCCACGTAAAGGTCTATTAACTCGTTACGCTAAGAAAATGTTACGTCCTGAATTCTACGCTAAAATCTATGTTAGTGGTTTAAATACTATCTAATTTAGAATAGAATAGATAAATAAAGAACCCGGGCTTTTGCCCGGGTTTTTTTATTTTAAGTTTAATATTTATACGAAACAAACGTTATAACAATATGCAAAAACCAAACAGGGAACGCAAGGGTGAAATAAAGGCAATTAGTAATGTTCAATTAAACGAAGAACAAAAAGAGGCAAAACGGTTAATAATAGAAAATCAAATTGTTATAATAACAGGTAGAGCAGGTTCAGGTAAATCATTAGTTGGAGCACAAGCCGGTCTAGAATTTTTATTGAAAAAACAAATTTCCCATTTATTCGTAACGCGAGCAACAATTGAAGTAGGTAAAACATTAGGATATTTACCAGGCGATTTAGGCGATAAATTCAATCCATACATTGAAGCGTTACAAGAAAATCTAGCTAAGTGTTATGATCCCGTTAAAGTAGATGAATTGATAACTAACGGTAAAATTAAAGCATTACCCATCCAATTTATTAGAGGTAAAACAGTAGACGATGTTTTAATTGTGGAAGAAGCACAAAATATAACTAAACATGAAATGTTAGCTATCCTTACACGTTTAGGTAAAACCGGTAAAATTATAATAAACGGCGATTTAGAACAAAGTGATATTAAAACCGGTGAAGCTAATGGATTAGCATACGCTATTGAATTATCTAAAAAAATAGATGATATTAAGTGGATTAAACTTAAAGAAAATCATCGTTCAGATCTAGTAGGAAAAATATTAGACTACGAATATAACAAATAATTTACATATTTATTTTACAGGGGCTCTGAATTAGGGCCCCTTTTTTAATATTTATTAATAAAAGCAATGGCTACTCTTAATGTAAAAACAATAGAAACTCTTGTATTAAACGGAACTAATATTGGTTCTTCTATAACTCAATCCATAGACGGTATTAACTACGCTGATAGTAGAATCATGAGTTTACCTTCAGGTTCAACTACGGGAATTGCAAATTTTTCAGCAAATTCAGGAGCGGGAACGTTTCCAACAGGAAGTTTTAAATACGGAAGATTTACTAATACGGGTGCCGTTCCGGTAAAATTATACGTTATTTCTTCTACAGTTAGTTCTAGCTTTTTAGTATCAGCCGGAAGTTCATTTACCTTATCTACAACAAAAATTACAGGTAGTATAGATAGTAGTTTTACTTTTGAAAACATAATTAACATCAAAGCTGAACCTTCGGGAAGTGTAGGATCATTAGAATATTATATAGCAACAACTTAATAAAACATGAATATACCTATTTACAATGGCACCTCTAATTTCCAACCTGGAGATACTCCTTTTGGATTTTATGATTACGATCCTGATTTTCAGAATGATGCCAACAGAATAACCAAATTTTGTGCTCAACGTTTAGGATATCCCATCATGGAAGTTGAGTTGCAAAATGTAAATTTTTATACTGCTTTTGAAGAAGCAGTTACAACTTATGGTAATGAACTTTACGCTTTTAAGGTTAGAGACAACATGCTCTCATTCGAGGGACTA